ATTTGATGTGTCATTTCGTCATGATCAGCGCACATGTATGGCACTCCTTATCTGCAAACATCCAAGACCCACACTTATTACAACGCATTACAGGCTCTTGAGTGTCAGTTGATTCTGCTAGATTCTTTGTTCCCACAGCGCAACACTTTAGGCACATATAAACTCTAAAGCCATCAGCTTCTGGGTATCCATCAAGCCATTCAAACTCAGTATTGGCTGAACAGAAGTTGCATCTAAAATTAACCATCTTTACCAGCCCAGCCAGTTCCCTTAAAGATCGTTGGCACAGCTGTAAAGACACGCCTTAAAGGTGCATTGCATACTTGACAATGAGGGATTTTATGATCCATTGGTAAATCCAATACAATCACTAACCCCTCACCATCGCACATGTAATCGTAATTAGCCATGATACGGAATTCGGTTTATTGCATGGCAGGAATAGCATCGAAGCAGATCGCCCTCATGAAGTAATCTGTCATCGTTGCATAGATCGCAAGTAACCATTGATGGCTCTACTTTTACTCCGTCATCCGTAAAGGTGGCAGTTAAGCCAGAGCCGTCAATTATTTGTAATTCACCCATTTATTCACCTCCTTTGAAATACCATTTTCCATTAGCGGTTAAGGTTGCCCAATTAGGTGGGCATTCTTTTGCTTTACAAACATAACCATAGTAAGGCTTACCCCCTTTAGAGATTCCTTCTTTTAAGATATGACCATGCTGACATGCAGGTGGCTCATTAGGTATTGCTGCACCAATCTCAGCAACAACATCGCCAACAGACCAAGCAACAGGATCGGCAGGTTTATCAGCTGCAAAACTATCTCTCAGAATTGTTTCGATTTGTGCTGACTTTGATCCAGCCTTGCCATACATATTTTGGCGGCTTTCCAGCTTTTCTTTAAAAGATGATGGTGCAACCACTTTACTCATTTCCTCTTGAGATGCTCTTTTGCCTTTAGCTGCAAAACCTGCGTTTGCAAGTGCTCTGCCAATCGCTGAAGTTTCGCAATTCTCCAATGCAGAAGTTGAATTAACACCACGATCCGAAATTGTTTCAAAAGCGAGCCCAGTTGCACACGGCTTTGGGTCGGCTTCCGTTTTGAATAATTTACAAAATACAATGAATCGAGTGTTTGATGCCTCAATGAGTTCAGTTTCGATTCTGTTGTCTGGGAATTTTGCATGCCACTTCTCCAATCTTGATTCAACTGTTTCGTAATCCTCTAAATTGAATGCCATTATTAATCCTCCCAATTTTCATCTTTGACTGCATCGAGCACGGTTTTATAGACAGACCCATAGGCGATGAAGTCCTTAATACTGTCCTCATGGTCTGGAGTTTCACTAAGCCTAGAAACCTTGACGAGTGCCATACATAATGCAGCTTGGTGTGGTGTGATAGGGAAATCGAGATATGCAGACCAAAGACCTGCAATTCGTTTGTGGTTATAGTAAGGATGTCCGTAGACACTTCCACGCTGTTGGATCGTAGTAATGACCTCATCAAAGAGTTGCTCAGTTTTTGTCATAATCAAAGACTTCATCTGACTGCTGTTTAATAGTAATCATTCTGCGGTGCATATCCCAACCCGTTGCACGACCACGCCAATAGCCCCGATTGTAAATTTCGGTTTGCCATAAATTAACTGCATAGGCTAACAAGCCCGTTGCTATCATAAACCATAAAATGGTTACTCCGTTGATTTTCATTTTGTTGCCCACTCCCTTATTTGTTTAGGCATCGCAACCGGATTTCGGTCATCGATTACTGTATATCTTGCTCCTGACGGATGGATTGATGGTGCGGTTGCAACATAACCCTTCCACTTGATGTCAATTCCATCAACTAACTTGCCCTTAAATACATCAGATTTTGCAGCTGTGTAATAAAGGTGTAAGCCATCACCTGTTTGAACTGTATATGTTGGCTCAAACTCTGGTAGCAATTCTCCACCATTGCGATAATCAATATCAAACACAACTAAGCCTGACTGATAACAGGCAATTCCAATGTTGATATTGTCATCATAATCAAACCAAAAGTTGATAAGTTTCTGGTCGGTTGTAGCTGATAAATAAGCCCTTTGAGCCAAGTCAAAGTGCGGATCTTTCTTGCGTGGCAACAATGGCAAAACTGCCCATCCTCGCTGCGCATAATCTAAGGCTGTGCCTCGATTACTTGTATCTAGTAACATGTCGCTCCCTACATATCCACAGACCATCTGTGAATACATAAAGTTTGACCTAAATCAAGTTTTTAAGCCAATAATTTATCGGCGTGGCTTATAACGATTAGATAAAGCCAAGAGCCTCAATTGCATCGATATGATCATCAATCGTGCGAGGCTGATATTCTGTTTCACACTCCATAAGACTTTCCAAGAGCTGTGAAACTGCCGTCTTTGTTAATAGGGATCATCTGCACGCTCATATTCTTGCCATCCCACTCCATCAAAACTATGCCCATTTGCCAATTAGCCAAGCCTTTAGTATAGGACGCTTTTGCTCTGTTCATAAGGTTGCCTGTTTCAACCCCGTAAAGGGGTCTGTAAGCCCCGTAGAGCCCCTCTGAGTAGGCAGACATACCTAGCCTATGGGTGTGACCACAAACCACGCTCTTTCCTGCCTTTTTGGCAAGATTTAGGGCAGTCTGTCCAGCGTTGGGGTTCATGTTGCCTTCATCGCCATGAGCCAAGATCCAGCCCTTTTCAAATTCATAGAATGTTTTATGAAAGGTAATGCCCATAGAATCAAAATCCATGAACTTGGAATACTGCAATTCGGGAAGTGAGATCATTCCCGGAACTTTTAATAAAGTGTTATATAAGCGATCAGTATGATTACTCCGGATAATATGAGCTTCTCGGCTGTGCTCTGTGAGAGCCCAAAGGATCTCTTGAGTAGCTGAACGATCATCGTCCAAAGTCTGTTGATAAGCCAAAGGTGTTTTCTCAGCCCAACGGCTAATGGTTTGAAAGTCGATCTCATCGCCAACGCATAAAACGCTGTCAAATCTTTCACGCTTTGCCAACTTGATGACATTCTTAACGGCTGTTTCATGATGGTAGGGAATTTGCAAATCACTTATTACTAAGTATCGCTTAATCGTCATCCTCATCGTCAGTTGGATCTATGGAAGGAATGATCCCACCATCGCCTACGACCCAATCAGGAAAAGTCTTATGTTCAGTCATAAGCCAGAAAGCATGTTCAGGCGTAAATCCTGCTTTTCTAGCTGCTTTGTAACATTCGTGCAAAGCCAAATAATGCTGATCGATTTTGCTTAATGGCTCAGGAGTTTGGCGAACGACACGACGATTGATCTTTTTGCGTTTGATAGGTTTTCGAGTGTTCGCCATAATTAAAATTATCGCTTACTGATTAAGACAAACAGATCATCGACACGCTGTTCAAGTCTTGTAATTTGATCCTTAATCGAACTTCCAGAATTGGGTTTCAATTCTTGTAAGTAGGATTTAATAACCCAGCGCAGACCCAGCAATAAACTTGTTGATACTCCGCATACGCCAACGGCTATACCAACCCATTCGTTGGCTGTCATTTCGCATTGATTCCATAATCAACTTCGCTCCCTGATTTTGGATCTAATGCTTTTGCCAATGGTGCAACCAATGCTCCAGCAAGGATTGCAAACTCTGGTCGGATGTCAGCAACAATTGCCAACAGGACAGTAATACCGGAAGCAGCCACAGCTCTTAAATATGACTTAATTGCTGCCTTGTGTTTGTTTGATAGTTTCATGCCTTGCCTCCTAGTAGTGGTATGTGAAAAAACTCAGAATTCTTATCTTGATCTTTCTTGAAACTTACATGGATGTGATGGTTGTGGGGATTGCCTTTATATTTACGCCAACGCCATCCAAGTAAAGGTGATGCAATTTGTGATTGGTGAATTACATAACTGATGCCACCCTTGGATTTCCCGTATGATCGAATCTGATCTGCCAAATATGCTGAAAGCCCTTTGTCGTCAGAAAGCCTAGCGTCAATATCAATTGCTCGCACGCATCCTGTTGCATCTGGGTTGTGATCGCTTTTTCGTGTGCTATGTCTAGCATCACCAATCCACCCATCAGATTTACGGCTACGCTCTGGGAAGGAATCATCGATCTGCTCACGCAGTTGAACAGCAGCTTTAGATAACCAAGGTTTCATTAGCCAAGGAGCAGTCTTACTTCATCCTCAGTAATGCCTAAACGCTCTAGCAATGCTGCTTTGGCTGTTGCATTTGCTTCAATTTGATTTGCTTCGTCAGCCTTGACTTGTTTAATAGCCTCATCAATTTCGGCTTGAGTAGGTGCTTCGCCTTCTAAGATATGCCAATCAATTGTCGAATAATCATTGTTTTGAAATGAAAACTCAGCAGTTGGTTGTAATTTTCTTATTGCTTTAAATAAATCATCATTCATTATGCACCTATTTCCATACAAATTATTGTTGACATTACTGATTCTGGTTGGAATTTAACACGCCTATCATTTGAAGTGCTGAAAACTTTTGCTCTTACTGTGTAAGTCAATTCCGATGTGCTTGAAGGACTATCTAAATAAGCAAAAGAAAAAGTTTTAATGTTGGTATTTAAAATTGGCGCACTCAAAGTTGTAACATTTGCATAACCAGTATTGTAACCATTTGCATCTTGTGAATAAACTGTTGTTGAGTCTCTGCGTAATTCTGCACTAAAACCAACATTTGCTGCTGTTCCATCCCATTGAACATTTGGAGTAACAATAACTAAAATTTTACTTGATGCTGAACTTGGTGTGATTGTTCTTGAAATTGTTGTAGCAGTCATTGTTGTTGATGCAATGTTAGTTTCTGTTGTTGTTGTTCCTTGAACTACCTGTAAAACTTTACCACCACCACCAGCAGGAGTTGCCCATTTGATTTTGCCATCAACAGATGTATCAACTGTCAGGACTTGAGCATTTGATCCAATTGCAAGTCTTTGTAATGTGTCAGCAGAATCTCCAACTAATAAATCACCTTCAGCATCAACTACTGTGTTTTGAGTATCTGCAACATATTTCAAACCAGTTGTTTCACCACTTGCTGCAACCAGTCTGTGATCGTTAGTTCCAGCAGATAATTTGTCAAAAGTGTCTGCACCAGTTCCGACAACCAAATCACCTTTTGCATCAAACTCTGTTGCAACTGTGTTTGTTAAAGTAACTGATCCGGATGAACCGCCACCACTTAATCCTGTTCCTGCAACAACTTCGGTTATATCACCAACATCATTTGTAACCCAAACAAAATCCATGTCCGCATTTGAATTCTTTGACAATATCTGACCAGTCGTGCCACCTTCAAGATCTTGCATAGAAGTATCAATTGCTTGACCAAGTGTGCGGATAGCAGCTGCGCCATCCTTAACCAGATCGGTGTCGTCCGGTGTTTCCCATCCAAAATAAGTTGTGTTTGCCATATTAGGCTACTGCTCCAATCGCATTTTCCCATGTTAGTGTACCACTTAGAGTGTTCCAAGCCTCTGAGGCTGATACTTGTTCCCATTGAACTGCAACTTGGGAGAACTCGATCGGGCTCAGATTTATGGTTAAAAATAATTCGTTGAATCTAGTGCTCCAACGCCAGCCTTCAACATAACCCTCAAACTGTTGAGTTGGGGCTATTTGAACAGGCAAGTCTGTTATTCGCATAGGCTGACCCACAAAGATCCCAAGCAAGGCATCTCGGTCTGCATCATCAATGGCTGAGTTGGTCAATGGAAATGTAATGCTGTCAAACAAGGCTCTTGGATAGGATCTTAAAGATATAAACCGATTAGCGACAGACTGAGCGTCGGTGGCATCATGCAAGACTGTATTAATGGTTTCGCCTCGGTAACCAAATACCTCAATACTGTCCAAATCAATTGCACTTACCTGTGAACCAAAGTTGTTGCCATAATTTAGGAATACATCGTTGCGGACATCTGCGCCCCTAGTCAAAACCTTTAATCCTGCTCCAAAAGCTGTGTTTGCTGAAATCTCTGTATAGCCATTATTGGCAAGATAATTCTGTCTGTGTAAAGCATCTGCATATCCAATGCGACCTTCGTTATCCTCATACAAAACACCAAATGCGCTGTCAGCAATAAGGCTTGCAATGTTATAGACAGTATCTGGATTCGCCCCTCGATTTGTAATTTCATAAACTCCTGGTCGATCGATCTCGCCAAGTCCTAAGTTTTCAGCGTTTGCCCAAGTGACTGTTGGATCATAACCTGACCAAGTTTCAGCTGCTGGCACTTCATTCCAATTGTTCAAGAATAGATCAGCAAGCAATTCAAACATCTGGTCGCCATCATCATCTCTAGCCAATGTGCCGTCATAAATAACCTTTGGCAATTTAGCCAATGAACCTAATGCGAGAATTGTGTAAGTAAAGGTTTCTGCAACGCTACTAGCTGATGCAACCTCGGTGGTAATGTCTGTAATGTTGCCACCAAATAAAGTCCTAAAAACATTGGTGCTATCTTTGACCTGTAAGGCTATTCCGTCATTGACTTGGAAATCATAGTTTTCATTATTCAAAGCCACTAATGCAATCTGAATATAAGATGGAGTTGGTTGTGCGTAAATATCCTCACGCCCTGCTTGATGGGCTATATCAGAGATAGCGACATCGGTGTATTCCACACCATTGATGCTTAATTTATACTCAGGCGTAAAGACTGACATTATCTCGCTCTAGTGATGCCGCTGTTATACAGCTGTGGAACTGATCTTGATGAACTCTGATTAATGACCTTAGCAACTGCTCTAGCAGCACCTTCGGAATCTACCGCTTGAACTGTGATGTTATTTACTGTTGTGCCAGCCCTTGCAGCTCCTGATGCTAATTGAGCAGCTGTGGCAGTTTGAGCAGCAGCGGTTGCACCTGATGATGCAGCAGTTGATACCCCAGCACTTGCACCTATTGGACTAATGTTTGGCAAAACAGGAATTGCATTGTAAGCACTAATCAATCTATTAATTCCTGAAATAGCGTTATCAACAGCTGTTTGAATTGCAGATATAACTTTGCCAATAATATCAACAATTCCACCTGCAATAACTCCAATAGTCTTTAAGGCTGCTCCTAAGCCAGTAACTAAAACAGGAATGATGACATCAGTTATGAATCGACCAAATGCATCAAATGCTTCTTGGTTGTCTTTAATGGCTTGCTTAATTGGATCAAAGTATGCAGCAAACTCTTGCAATCTAGGGACTACCTGATTAACAATAAGATCAACAAATTTTTCAACAAATGGAAGTAATCGATAACCAATTTCCTCTTGCGCTTCGGCAAAAGCTTGCTTTAATCGATCAATTCTGCCTTGAAATGTTTCGGCATTAGCTGCTGCTGCGCCACCATAAAGATTGGTTAATGCCTTGGTGGTTTCTGTAAAATCCATTGCTTTAGCATCGGCTTGAGTTATACCAATGCCAAGTCTTACTAATCTTGTATCTTGTCCTTCATAGGCTTTTGATAATGCCTCGACAACTGTGCCAA